GAATTGCAACTACAAATCCAGGAGATGCAGGAGCTGTTGTTGGTGCAGGAATTACTGCTGCTTTAGTTAATGTAACAATTCCTGGTTCAGGAACAAAAACAGTATTCAATGGATATCTCAAAGGAATTATTACTGGAGTTACAACAAGCACTGACGGTAATAGCAGTGTTTCTGTAAAAGTCACTTCGAGAGTTTCTTTAGCATCAACTTCAGATAATACTGTTCTTCAAACAACTTCTTCTATTGGAGTAAATGCTGGAGTAACTACAGTTTTTGTTGGTAGCGTATCTGGAATTAGCATTACTGATAAATTAAGTGCCCCTGGAATCGATAAGGCAAGTATTGCTTCTATTGGTTCAACATCAGTTGTACTTTCTGCGGGAATTTCAACTAGTATTACAGCTGGAGCAGCTATTACATTTACAAGAACAGTTGCTATTGCTGCTACCGAAACTCAAATCAATTATGCAGAGGGAACTGCTTTTGCTGCATTTGGCGCTCCTCAAACAGTATATTTTACAAATAACACTGGAGTTGGAACTGTTGGCACGTCCGCACCAGTTCTTTCAGCAGTTGATTGGTATGAGCAACAAACTCTTGGATTAACTAACGCTGTTATATACTGGAGATCAATTGCACCAAAACCATCTACAAATAGATATTCTCTTGAGAGAAATGGAAAGAATGATTCAATTCATGTTGTAGTTGTTGATGATTTAGGAACTATTACTGGAAACCAGGGAACAATTATTGAAAAGCATGTTGGACTTTCTAAAGCATTAGATTCCGTTTCTGCAGTCAATTCTCCTCAAAAGATTTGGTATGAGCAATATCTAGCAGATTACTCTGCACAGATTTTTGCTGGAGGTAATCCTTCAACAGGTACAGACATCTATTGGGGAACTTCTCCAAGAGCAACTGGATTTACAACATACTCTGGAGATAGTGCTGGATTTACTCCAATTAGTTTGTCAGACGGTACTTGGGGACAGGAAGCTCAAGATGTAACATTCAGTGCTATAGGAAATAAAACTTATATTTTAACTGGCGGGGTTGATTATTCAACTACGGGTGGCATGAAGGCAACTCTTGGCGATTTAATGACATCATATGAGAAGTTCTCAAATAAAGACGAAGTTCCGATTGATTACCTGATCATGGGTCCAGGAATGGATGCCCAAGCCGATTCGCAGGCAAAAGCAGGATACTTAATATCACTTGCAGAGCAAAGAAAAGACTGTGTAGCTACTATTGGTCCACACAAACAAGATATAGTTGGATTGACAAACACGACCACACAAACGACAAACTTAGTTAAGTACTTTAGCTCATTACCATCTTCAAGTTATGCAGTATTTGATTCTGGATATAAGTACACTTATGATAGATTTAATAATAAGTTTGTCTATATTCCATGCAATGCTGACGTTGCAGGATTAATGTGCCGTACAAATATTGTTGCATATCCTTGGTTCTCTCCAGCAGGTCAGCAAAGAGGAATTCTTAATAATGCTATTAAACTTGCATATAATCCAAATAAAGCACAAAGAGATCAACTTTATCCACAAAGAGTTAATGCAATTGTAACTCAACCTGGAATTGGCACCCTTCTCTTTGGAGACAAAACTGCGCTTGGTTATGCATCGGCATTTGATAGAATTAATGTTCGCCGTTTATTCCTTACAGTCGAACAAGCACTTCAAAGATCTGCTCAGGCACAACTCTTTGAGCTCAACGATGAAATAACAAGAGCAAACTTTAGAAACATTGTTGAACCATATCTTCGTGATGTTCAAGCAAAGAGAGGTCTTTATGGATTCTTAGTTGTTTGCGATAGCTCAAATAACACTCCAGATGTTATTGATAACAATGAGTTTAGAGCGGACATTTACCTGAAGCCCGCCAAATCTATTAATTATGTAACTCTTACATTCGTTGCAACCCGCACAGGTGTAAGTTTTGAAGAAGTTGCTGGTACTGTTTGATAATTAATTAAACAAAAAGGAGGACCAAAAAAATGGCACATTCTATTCAAGATTTTAAATCAGCACTTGTTGGAGGTGGAGCTCGCCCCAATCTATTTGAAGTTACTATTCCTTCCCCACCAGCAGGAATAACTCTTACAAATAATTTCCAAGTTCTATGCAAAGCAGCAGCTCTTCCAGCATCAAATATTGCTTCTATTGATGTTCCTTTTAGAGGAAGAACTTTTAAAGTAGCGGGTGAGCGTAGTTTTGATCCTTGGACCATTACCATAATTAATGACCAAGACTTTTTAATTAGAGATGCGATGGAAACTTGGATGCAGTCAATAGGACAGTATGGTGATGGAAGTGGTTTTACAAATCCCGCAGATTATATGTGTAATGCTTTTGTAAAACAATTTAAAAGAGGAAAAAGTAATGTAGGAAAGGGTATTGAATCTGGGTCTGGTCTTGAAGTTGCTGCAACTTATAAGTTTTATAGCATTTTCCCAACTAGCATTTCTGCTATTGACCTCTCTTATGATAGTGCAGATACTCTTGAAGAGTTTACGGTAGAATTCCAAGTTCAATACTGGACTCCTACCACTGAGGAAGCGTAATAAATAGTCTAAACGATGAATCAAAAATAATAAATTATGGCAAGATTGTTTGGATTTTCAATAGAAGATAATGAGCCACTATCTCCAGGTGTGGTCAGTCCGGTCCCCGAAAATAATGAGGACTCGACTGACCACTACCTAAGTAGTGGTTTTTTTGGTTCGTATGTAGATATTGAAGGGGTTTATAGAACCGAATTTGATCTAATTAAAAGATACCGTGAAATGGCACTTCATCCAGAATGTGATAGTGCAATTGAAGATATTGTTAATGAAGCAATTGTATCCGATACAAATGATAGTCCTATAGAAATTGAATTATCTAATTTAAATGCAAGTGATGGCATTAAGAAAAAAATAAGACAAGAATTTAGATATATCCTGTCTCTTCTAGATTTTGATAAAAAATCTCATGAAATTTACAGAAATTGGTATATTGATGGAAGACTATATTATCATAAAGTGATTGATCTTAAAAATCCTCATGAAGGGATCAAAGAACTTCGTTACATTGATCCAATGAAAATGAGATATGTGAGGCAGCAGAAGAAAGATCCAAAAGATAAGTATAGACTTTCAAACGTCAATAGCGAAAATCCAATGGATTTTGAGTTTCCTCAGATTGAGGAATATTTTATCTATAGTCCAAAAATGACTTATCCAACTGGGAATCCGTCTTCTATGGGTGGATCTCAGGGTATCAAAATGTCCAAGGATTCTATTACTTACTGCACTTCTGGCCTTGTAGATAGAAATAAAGGTTCAACTCTTTCATACTTACATAAAGCAATCAAATCTCTCAATCAATTAAGAATGATTGAAGACTCATTGGTTATCTATCGCCTATCTAGAGCACCAGAACGTAGAATTTTTTACATTGATGTTGGGAATCTACCAAAAGTAAAGGCAGAACAATATCTCAGGGATGTTATGATGCGTTATCGTAACAAACTTGTATATGATGCAAATACCGGAGAAATCCGTGATGATAAAAAATTCATGGCAATGCTTGAGGATTTTTGGCTTCCAAGAAGAGAAGGTGGAAGGGGAACAGAAATTTCTACTCTTCCAGGTGGACAAAATCTTGGAGAAATTACTGATATTGAATATTTCAAAAAGAAACTTTATCGTTCTCTAAATGTTCCTCCATCAAGAATGGATGGAGAAGGTGGGTTTAACCTTGGACGTTCATCGGAAATTCTTAGAGATGAAGTTAAATTCAGTAAGTTTGTTTCTCGTTTGAGAAAAAGATTTTCTTACATGTTCCACGACATGTTGAGAACACAACTCATTCTTAAAAATATTATTACCCCAGAAGATTGGGGTATTATGGAAGAACATATTCAATATGATTTCTTATATGATAATCATTTTGCAGAATTGAAGGATGCAGAGCTGCTGAATGAAAGACTTAATATGGTTCAAGTTGCAGAGCCTTACGTTGGAAAATATTTCTCTCAAGACTATGTAAGAAGAAAAATTCTTCGTCAGACTGACGAAGAAATTATTGAACAGGATAAAATTATTGAAAGAGAGATCAAAGACGGAATTATTCCAGATCCAGCAGCTGCAATGATGGATCCAGCAGCGGGAATGGCACCACAACCGGGAATGGATCAAGGATCTATTGGAATGGATTTAGGTCAACCTGTAATGGAACCAGAGATTAATTCTATGGAAACTGAACCATCAGCAAAGGCAGTAGAAATGCCCAAAGGCGGTGAGATATAAATAAAAGAAATTATTGAAAGGTATTAAAATGGATGATCTTTTAGATATGATTGCTGCTGATGAATCCCCTTCACAGATTAGCGATAAAATTAAAGAATTGCTTTTTGTAAAATCTGCAGAAAAAATTGATAATTTTCGTCCTCTAGTTGCAAATTCTATGTTTAATGGAAATACAAAAGATACCGAGGAAGGATGAAATCTTTTAAGCAATTTATTTCAGAATCAGTAAATATTTCCGGAGACTTTAACGGAAATCTTTATATTAATTCTAACCAACCAGAACAACAATCAGTCGGTGAAGAATATATTGCAGATGTTTTTTGGAATGGAAGTTTATATAGAATGGAACTAACAACAAAAAATGGAGTTCCATCGAAACAGGATTTGGGTGAACAATTACAAACTGAATACCCAGGAGCAATTGTTCACCAAATTTATCCAGCAATGGAAAGAAATATTAATATTAAAGACACGAAAAGATATCATCCATCAAAATTAGAATGGATTTAATTTATGGCAATTTGGAATAAATCCACACAAGACTATCTGAACCAG